ACCAGAAGAGCCTACAGGATTAATGGCACGGAGAGCATAATGGCATTTTTAACAGGATTAGTAACAGGTTTAGCAAGTTCAGTTGATGACCAACTTAAAAAAGATATGCTACGTACACAAGAACGTGTTGATGGTATGGCTCAGTACCGTGTTACACGTAGACGTACCGCCCTAGAAGCACAGGAAAAAGAAAAGAAAGAGATACAAGATAGTATTAATAAACTTGCTACGTTGGTGGGTGGTGATATAGATAAAGGCGCACAATTATATGTTTCAGGTGGACAAACTGTAGAAGGCGCAAATTCACTATATAATGAATTAAAACTAAGTGCAGATAATAAGATAGATATTAATACAGTAGTAGACTTTGCAAGCACAAGAGCAGAGCCGGGAAGTATGACTGATTATATTTCTAAGTTTGTAACACCCATTAGTACTCTTCCTATAGCTAAAGATGAAGCACAAGCCTCTGGTTTATATGGTGCTTTATTTAAACCTGATACCTCTAAAAAAGTAATGGCACAAGTTGAAGAAGCCGCACCTATAGGCGACCAAACTAAAGAAGCATTTGATGTTGCTGGTGCTAGTATTGATAGAGGTAAAATGTTTACAGCCGTTGAAAGAGAGAGACTACTTAAAGAAAGAGGACAAGACGATACTCAATTTGAAAGAGAAGGGAAAGCATTTGACTTATCTCAAAAACAAATTAGACAGTCTATGGATAACGTTACTTTTCAGCAGGAAAGACTTAACCGCTTAGATGCCGCAAACGCAAGTCAACAAGAAATAGAAAATGCTCGTGCCGATTTATCACAAGCTCAAGAAGAACAAAGACTTGCTTTAGCAGTAGACGCTAACAAAAGACAGGCAGAAAAACAAGCAGGAGAATTAACACTTCAAGGATTAAGTATTGAAGAAGCGGAGTACCAAAGAGATAAACGTATCAATGACCCAGAATTTGCCACGTTAGAGCTAATGTTTGCTAATGCTGTTCAACAAGAAGCTAAATATATAGGACAAACATTGACTCCTGCCGATGAACAAAAACTTTCTGAAGCTCAAGCAACACAAACGTATGCTTTAACTGCTTTAAAAAGGCTTCAAAATACTAAAACAACTACAGGTACAGGATATGAATCAGCCTTTGGTGATAGCACTATTGAAGTTATATTTGAAAAGAATATTAAGTCCTTATTACAACCTGTTGGTTTAGTAAAAGAGATTGGAGATAAAATAGAGTATCAAATAAAAGGCAATGAAACAGAATACTACGACCGAATGGCACGTGCTTTTGACCAAGTAGCCGTTTCTACAGCCGCTTACAACGATGAAAGAATGGAAGCAGCTTTAACAGAAAGAAGAAAGAACCTTCAATTAGATGTAAAAAGTTATAAAAAATCTTTACTTGAAATATATCAAAGCTCACGTGATAAAGCATTTTTTGGTAAACTAAAACAAGTAGCTAATAAAAAAGAAGCAGCTAGTGATGCATTTGTAAATAATTTACAAGCAGGTGATATAGTTCAATATAAAAATGCTAGTGGTGCAACTGTAACTACTTTATGGACAGGTACTAGGTATCAATAATGACAGATAACAATAATTATTTAAATCAACTTTCAGCTTTAGAAGAAGAGGAAACATCTTCTGTATCTTCTTCTAATTTAAATAGGGTAGATAGTAATACTTTATCTAAACAGCTAGATGAAATAGAAACTAATACTACTTTTTTAAATGATGCTACCCCTGACAATACTCCTGCTACAGCAGTGGATGAGATAGCGGTAACAGATGTACCTGAAATAGATGAATCACCAGAAGCATTTTATATACGCACAGGAAAAGTTCCTGTTGGTTATAAGTATGTTCCTAGTGTACCTGTAAGTGATGACCCTAATGACCCTGCTAATGTTAAACTTGTTCTTGACTTTGACCAACCTACTGTAGAAGAACAGACTGATAAACTGTTTGGATATGAGGATAAAAAGGAATTAGATAAAGTATTATCAGAAGTAGATATAATTGATGCTCAAGATTTTGTTGACAAAGCACCAACAGGATTAAAAACAGTGGCGAAAGTAATAGCTGCTACTGGTAATGCAGGTTTAGAAACTTTGATATCTGCTGTTGCTGGGATAGAAGAAACTGCAAAAGATTCTGGCGAAGCTATCACTCGTGCTATTCACGAAACATTTACAGAAGATAATAAACTCTTTGGTATGACAGGCAAAGATATGTTGCCGTTTGACCCTAAAACAGCAGGTAAAAAGTTTGCTGGTGATTTAGGAGTATTATTAGAAATGGCAGAGGCTGTTCCTGCTGTTGGTTCTACCTTTGGTTTAGCAGGTAACACATCAAAGAGAACTGTTAAAGAGTTAAAGAAAGAGATAAAATCAGAACAAGCACTAGAAAAATATTTAAGTAGAAAGTTAAACGCAAAACAAGCCATGATAAATACGGATGCAGACATAGATGCAAAAGCTGAGTTAGCATCTGAAGTAGCCTCTGAAAACCGTGAGATTGCTAGTGATTTAATAGATTCTTTTGAAAAGAAAACAGGTAAGGTTATATCAGATACAGGAGAAGATGGTTTAAAAATTATTAATGAATCAAAAACCAGAGAGGCAGGAGTAGAAACTGCCGAAGAAATAGTTACAGCAAGCCGAAAGGGTGTTAAAAATTTTCTACTGGGTAGTGCAGATGTAGATGCGGATGCCGCTTTGTTAGCAGGGCAAGGAGATACACTAACACAACCACTACTTAAACCTGAAAAGTTTGATGCTTTAGTAGCGGCAGTTGCAGATTTAAAGAAACGTGTTCCCGATGCATTTGATAATGACAAAACTGTTATAGATAACTTATTTGATTTAACAGTTAATAAAGAACTTGTTCCCGGTGATGAACTAATAGACATGCTTAATAAGTATAACTTATCATTTGAGGATTATATACTTACTGTCGTAGGTTCTGGTTCAGAGGCAGGTAAGACACTACAAAAACTATCTCAGATAAAACGTATGCGTCCTGCTAATGAGATGATTGCTATGCAGGAAGCGGCAACTAAAGAAGCACAGGGTGCTATACGTAAATTTATAATGAGAACAGAAAATGTAAGAAGAGCAGGACTAGTATCTCAGGTAGCTACTGCCTCACGTAACCTTACATCAGGTGGTATTCGTGCGCCACTTGAAGGTTTAGGTAATGTTATGGACACTGCTTTATATAATCTATCAGAAGAGGGTTATAGAGCCGCAGGTAAATCTTTATTTTCAGGTAGTAATTGGAAAGATAGCTTCAGACATATGAAGTATATGTTTGGTCCTGAGACATCTATGGATGTCAAGGAATATGTAGACTTTATATTGAAGCAACCTGAATTAGCCAAGCAGTATGACCTTATGTTTAATAACATAAATGAAATACAGAAGATGACAGGACGTGGCACTGGCGGTAAAGTAGACTTTGTACTTACTGAACTTGAAGATGCTATGGATGTTCTTAATACACCAAACAGATGGCAAGAACACCTAATACGTAGGGGTGCATTCTTAGGTGAGTTAGAAAGACTAGTAAAACGTGAGTGGAAGATTGATTTAATAGACACTATTAATCAAGGCAAGATACGTGATATGTTAAATGATGCAGGTACTGTAAAACCTAAAGATGCTAGGTCATTTAATGACATCATAGCAGAGGCAACAACAAAAGCACTAGATGTGACATACGCTAAAGCACCCGATGTAGAGGTTTTTAGAGCTACATCTCAATTTCTTGTTCGTAATGGCTTTACAATTGCCTTACCTTTCCCACGTTTTATGTTTAATAGTATGGAACTTCTGGGTCAATATGCAGGGGGAGCTTCCATACCACTAACTAAAAGAGTTATCAGCTTATTAAGTAAGGGTGAAATAAAAAAATATACATTCAAAGATAGACAGAGAATATCCCGTAATCTTGTAGGTCTAGCTGCAGTAGGGGCTGCATATCAATATAGAACAATGGATGATGCTCCCAGCGATTACAAAATGCTAGTAACTGGAGATAATTCAGAAATAGATACCACACCACAATTTCCCGTAAGACAGTTTTTATGGATGGGAGAAGCAGTGAAGCGTCTTATGGATGGTACTTATGGAGATTGGTACGATGATAAAGAGATGAGAGAAACTTTTTTAGGTACTAGTGTTAGAACAGGAGTAGGTAATACTCTCATAGACGAGGTAGTTAATATAGCATCTACTAAAGATTTAGTAGGTGATGAAGTTTTAGGAAGAAGAAGTGGTAGGCTCATAGGAAACTATCTATCTACTTGGGCTGTTCCTTATGGTCAAATTATAGAAGCTGAACGGTCTTTAGGTATGCGTCCTATAGATTTTAAAGAAAGAGGTAGAGACCCTACCTTAGATTTTCAATCTGCTTTTTTTGGTGAAATGGGTAAATCGTTTGGAAGATTTGAATCACCTAGTAGTGAGTTTCAAAGACCCTCTAAAGAATTTTTATTTGCTGAAAGAAAAGAACGTGTTGCTCCTATACTTCGTGTGCTTGGTGGTCTTAATATTACTACTCGTGATGAACCTTTTGGTGAATATATATCTAGTTTTGGTTTTACTGAGTATGAATTAAGTAGTAAATCTAGGGTTCCGGGAATAAAAACATTTGAAAATAAAGTTGTTAGAGATGCATTACCTATGATAGTGGAAGAAGCACAAGACTATGAAGACGCACTCAGGTCACAGTATCAAATATCTAGTGATAAATTAAAACAAGAATATAGTGAAGAAGCCTATGTATCTATGAAAGTTAGAAACTTTCTAGACCAACAAATTAAAACAGTACGAAGCCAAGTATCAGACGAGAAGGTATTTTTTGCAGATGCTCCAGCCTACGCTGATGCGATGTTAAAGTATAGACGTTTACCAAGTGGTATAAGAGAAGAGTCACAACTAGAATTTTTTAAGAGATATAATAAAGCTCCTGATAGTATGAACTTCAAAGACTTATCAACACTAGTTGATATAGGTAAGATATTACAAGATGTCTACAAGGAATGAAGGGGCAATTAAGCCCCTTCTTTTTTTGTCTAGTTCTTGTTGGCAATCACACACAGTATTGACTGCACCCATAGCTACTACATAACATAACCACAGTACAGCTATTGTGGTAATTATATACATAATACATCTACCTATTATCCCCATCACCTTTAATAGCATCTCTTTGTTTCCTATCCTCTAGCTTGTCAAGATTCTGTGCTGCAATAACAGACAGAGGTACACCTAAGTCTTGTGCAAGTGTAGCACAGTACCATAACACATCTCCTATCTCAAAAGCTATGTCTACTTTCTTCTGCTCATAGTCCTCTTTGGCGTAATCATCACGTATTAACTTCTTCACCTTGTTGGCTATCTCACCTGCTTCACCTGCTAATCCAAGAGCAGGGTAGGTTATCCTATATGATTCAGGATAGATAGCATAAGACTTTGCTTTCTTTTGATATTCATTTAATTCCATGTTACCATACTTCTCCTCTTTCCATTTAAGCATTTCATATTCAAGCCACGTCATCTCGCAACTCCACAAGTTCTGCTTCCTTATATGGTATGTGGAAAAAATGTTCTCCTTTCTGTATGTTCCTTCCTTTAGCAGTTTTTACTTCACAGTTTGATAGCAGATTGTCTTTTATTCTCCATGCTTTTAGACAGTCTTCTCTAATAACATAGAAATTTAAAAACGTGGTGTCAGATTTAATCTCTTCAAATTTATTTATTAGCTTGTGTTTTCTATATGGTATACGTATTTCTTCCCACGTAGGATTCCAATCACCCTTCCACTGATTTTTCATTTCAACTTCTGAGTAATAAGTATTGCCTTTGTACTCACTTTTTATATCAAACGAATAATTTTCGTCTGAATCCAGTATAGTATGACCTTTATTTTCTAAGTATTTAATGATGGAAAGTTTAGCTATACCATCATTTTGTTTATATGATTCAGGTCTAAACTGTCTATTTACTGCTCCTTTAATCGGCTGTAGCATCTGTATTCTCCTTTTTTAAAGAGGTTACTAGTGTGTTAGAAAAAGCACTTTCTGCCATAACTAATTGGTCTAAATTAAATCGTGCCTCTGCTATTTTCTCCCGTAAAACTTTTACTTGTCGGAGTACATATATTTCTTTATCATCTAAATCTGAAACATCATGTTCTTTTCCGTCTACTGTTATTTTATTTTCTGTATCTGTCATTCTTTTACTCCTCTTTTGATTCTACTGGTTCTAACAACTCAAGTATTTCTAGTCTATCCTTATGGACAGCTATCTTATCCATCTCACTTTGAATCGCTTCTAGTATATCGGAGTGTTCACCTATACCTGCAGGATTAGTAAGATAAATACTTATATTTGTAACATGCAGTTCTATATTTGCTTGTGCATGATGGCTTAGTGCTTGCAATATTTTTTCGTATGGTTTCAATCTTTACTCCTCTGTTTAAATCTGTGTTTAAAAAATACAATTATATTTAATATGGTATTTATAGATATTGCTGTTAGCATTGCAACTTCCCACCAATTAGCTACATAATTTAGAACCATCCTAGCTTGACCCCATTATGTATAATAATGAAAAAGCAAGCAACCAGATGAGTGAGTACCCAAAAGGTACGTAGCATAGCGGCAATATCGCTTTCACTTTCGTCATCTGATATCTTGCTCCCTATTGTTTTTGCCCATACTCTCCATGCTTTACTTCTCATAGTTCTTTCTTTGTATCTCAGTATAAGCTAGTCGTGCTATGTCATGCCTTGGTACACCTATATCATCTAGTGTACTGTCAGGTAGTTCATGCAGTTGTCTTATAATTGTACGTGTCTTTCTCCAATCTATAACATATCTTATAAATCGTGTCAAATAATTTTCTAGTGCTATCTTTTTCATTACATCTCCTATGCCGCTGTTAAATCCACTACTTCACATACACCTGCAGAGCAAGCTAACTCACGTCCACCAGATGTGTTATCTTCTTTCTCAAACTCTTGGAGTAACGACCAGTCTATATTATCTGGCATACTCATGTTAAGTTCTTCATATTCTTCTAAGTCAATATCCTGATAGGGTGCTTGCTGATATGTATGCTCATTAAACGGTAAGAAGCTAATACCTGATACCTCATCAAAGTTTCTGTATACCCATGCACCTACATCCATCCACTCATGTTCTTTCACAGAGATAGTAACAGATGGTTTGTGTTCTGACCAGTGACGTTGATACAACAACCATAACTCAAGCTGTTCTATTGCTGTCATATCTGTACGTGTGACTGCACTAGGTGGTGCTTTCATTGGAAAGCTAAAGACGGTAGTGCTATCGGGCTTCATTACGTCAGGCTCTGCAGGTATACCTTGCGACATTAAGAACTGTGTTAGTGGGTCTTTGTTATCGCCACGCACAGTACGTACATAATATGGGTTGTGTCTAGCGTGAATCCCAGAACTGGAGTCAACAAGTTGGCTAACTGTTCCACTTGGCTTGACACAAGTTATAGCAGTTGACTGTGCTATTCCTAATGTACTAGCAAAACTTTTATTTGTTTCGACAGCTACAGCTTTTAACTCTTCAAGTAATGCGCTAATGTTCATACCATATGTAGCACTCTGTCCTGATAGTATCTGATTATCCATAATACCAGTAAGAGATACACCAAGTAGTCTTTCTTCTTCTGTATTCTTTTGCCATACTTTACGTAGGTATTTAAAATCTGTCATTGTAGCTTGAAATGTACCTAGTATTGTAGCAATACGGACTTTATTACGTAGTGATTCCATATTATCAGATGCACGTGCTACCACCTCAGATAAATTACAGAACTGATAAGGACGTAATATTATTTCACTACATGGATTACACCCAAAATTATGTTTTGTATCACGTCTTCCATTCTTCTCTGCTTGCTTGATTGCTGAAGCACGATTAAATATACCACGCTCACCTGACTTACTTTCATATAAAGATACCCATTCACGCATAAATGTACCTATCTCTGGTTTAAATTTATATGCCACACTATTATTAGCCAACGCACGTTGTCCTTCATTCTCCCACCATTGACCTGACTTAGCATGTGCCATCTGGTCATCTCCAAGATTAGATAATGAAATCAATGCGCTACGTCTTACACCACCTACAACAACTACCTCACCTATCTTACACATAATATCGTGACATTCAATAGGCCAAAGCCTACGACCTGATGCACCCTTAAACTTCTCAATACAGAAGTTAAATAACTCTATCAAAGGTTGTGGTCCTGATGCTCTACCACCAAATGTCTTCAGTCTTGCACCTGCAGGACGTACCTCTGACACATCCCACTTTGGTATCTGTCCTGCATATAACATAGCAATCAATTCACGTAACGCTCTTGCCCAACCGGGTCTGCTGTCACCTACCTTAATTACTGTATTGCTCTTCTCAAAGTGTTCATTTACTATGGGTAATTTATCTATGTTACTACGCTCTACAGAGAAGCCTACACCTGTTCCACACATCAAGACATACATAGTCTCGTCAAATGCTCTAGGGCTGTCTACAGGCACGTAAGAGCAATTATAGCCACCAACATGACACCTATCTAGTGCTGGTCCTGATGTCATTAATGCTCTCATACTAGGCATGACACGTTGCTCAAGCACCGCTTCTTCTAATTCATTACGTAGTGAATCAGGAAGTACGTAGTTACACGTCTTTCGTAAATGATTAGACATGTAATCAAAGTATCTCTCTACGGTTTCGCCCCATGTCTCACGTCTTTGCTCATCTTCTTTCCATCTAGCATAACGAGATAGTGCTATAAAGTTTTGGTAGTCTGTCGGTAAATAGTTACTAATCATTTGTTACTCCTGAACTGTCTTAATGTGTTTAATAGTTGTGCCACCTACATCATAGAAGTATTCCTCTATACCTTCTGCAATCTCTTCCGATACGTTACCGTCTGCAGGTACAGGATATTCATCTGGGTCTACTTCTATAGTGAGGTATATCTTAACTTTCATTTGGCTCTCGCCCCTCTAGTTGGTTGATACGCATATCAATGTATCTCTTTGCTTTATTTAAATCTGTTAATTCATCTGTGTTTGTTTTGTATCCTGCTCTCATTATATATTTAATGACGTTGCCCATCCAAAACGGTAACTCATTATTCATTATGAATGATACAGGTTCTATTGGATAACGCTCGTAATGTTTTGGATTAGTAATTACATCCGATTGTGCCATTGCTTGTTTCATATACTCTTCATGTCTTATTTGGTCAGTCATTATTTACTCCCTTTAGCATCTTTTCCAAATGATACTGTAACAACATTATCTGTTCTGTCAAGAACTTTTCCTCTGTCTTCTGGAGTAAAAACTAACTCTCCATCTTGTATTTTATCGGCATGCTTTAATGTATAATCATTAATCATGTCTCGTAGGTCTTCTGAATACTCCATCATAGGAACAGTAGAACATATCATCTTTGCAAAATGCAGAAGATTACTATAGTCTTCATCATCCAAGGGGTTATCACGACCAATCATTATTGATACGTTCACATCTCCAGACCATTTACCACTTTTTAATATGGTGGGTCTTATGTTTATTATGAAGTCTTCTGTTTCTAATGCATCTATTAGTCCTTCATCTATCATTTATATCTCCTTTTAACTTTAGTACCAGAAAATTTTACAAACTTAGGATGATTATTAGAACCTTTTTCTTTTAGCCAATCTTCTGGTATTATCCTATCATAGTATCTAAAATTGTATTTAATACACCACTCTGCATAACTAGACTTTGCACCCTTTCTTAGCTTTCGCCTACTATTTTCAAACACAAATCTTATATCTAACTTAGGGTGTTGTTTCTTTATTGCAAGATGCTTACGTCTATCTGATGCAGTAAACATACCCTTAGTTTCTATAATGATTCCATTATTTAACACGAAGTCTGGTGTATAGGTGCGGTATGCTAAGTCTTCCCACTCAATCTTCATACACTCGTATTGAAACTTTACTTTGTGTAGTTTAAGATATTCGGATAACTTAACTTCTAAACCAGACCTATACCCATACTTACGTGCCGCTTTATATTGTTTAAAGTTAGGTGGCAAGATTTCGCCAGTTACCTAATGGTACAGGATTAAATTGCTTGTACCCTATAGAACGTAACTCTTCCTGTATCATTTTATCAGCTTCGTTTCTTGCTTGAATTGCAGCACGTAGACCTGACATTCTTTTATCTTGATACTCTTTACGAAGTTCTTTTAGATGTTCTTCAGCCTGTTTAATTTGGTCTAATAAACCCTCTAACTCTTCCATTATCTATACTCCTCTGCTATTTCAACGTAGTTAGTAATCTTTGGTACACGTGCCTGTGATTTAACGGCAGGTCTTTCTTCTAGTGTAGACCAACAGTCGTAGCGATAAGAACAGAATCCGCAATGCGTGTTCAATACTTTGTTACCTGTAGGCTTTCCCCTAAACATCTCAGGTTCAGCTTCAAAGCAACGTTTGAATACATTTTCTTCGACTGTCTTGCAAGTCTCATCTATCTTAGCTACTTCTGTATCAACATCAATACCATCAGCAGGTACATATTTAAAGTCTCCTGTGGCTTTGTTAACAACCCACCAACCACCTGCACGTTTACCTGATGCCTTCGCATACCCTGCTAGTTGTGCAACATATCCAAATGCATCTCCTTGTTTTAGAGTATCGTATGATTCAAACTTATTAGTGTAAGACCAGTTAGACGCAGACTTAATATCATCTACGGCATCTGCTATAACTATATCATACGTGCCGTCTATAACTATATGTCCTAAATCTAACTGAACCTTATCACTATCCTCATAGTCAACCCTAGATTCTTTTAGTAGTCCTTTGAAGACAGCTTCAACGATGTCTCCAAGCATCATGTTCATTACAAATGTTGTAGGTAGGGGAATACCAACTTCAGGTTTATTCTTTTCATACCATAATTGGCATGTGGGTCTACCAACATTTGACATCCGCAACCTAAAGTCATTTCTTTTCTTTCCCCCACCAAACTGACGATGTAAGGCATCCTTTATATCATTAGCAACTTGATTAATAGTGTCGCTTGACATAGTAGATGTTCCGTTTACAGCACTAGTCATGTACTGATGCACCGCCAACTCAGCAGGATGCTTCATTAGGCTACTTCCACTTCTTCTGTATCTATCTCTACAATATCATTGATATCTATATCGTCTAACTCAGCATCAGATTTCTCCTCTACCTTAGTATTATACATAGATATAATATACTCATTGTAGTTTTCAACCCAAGCCATATAATCTATGAAGCGTTCTTCATCTTCTTTGGTTATCTCTATAGTATTAGACAGGTTAAGAGATACAATAGGAAGATAGAAGCTATTGCCATTAGGTAACTTCTGTTCCTCTGTATTTAAAATAACAGAGTGTTGAACAGGCAATCGCTTCATTTTACCTAGCTTTGTGAATACACCACCCACAGTCTTGAAAGCATCTCTATTCTCTACTTCCCAGATAAAAGGTGTAGGTTCTAGGTTAACTGCGTCACCTTCTGCATTTACTGCATCTTTTAACTCAACAGTTCCTAGAACCACACGTACTCTTTTTATAGACTTGATAAGTTCTTTGGTAGCATCAGGTAAAGAACTATAATCTTTAATCCAACCTGCTGGTTTACCACAGTTGAAACCACCATCGTTATCTTTCAAATCCATATTAAGATTGTCTGCCATAACCGTTTTGATATAACGATTAGGCACATTGCCTGAACCCTTCACGAACTTCTTATACATAAACCTTTGTAGGAAAGGACGTATCTCTGCGGATTGGGCGTAGTAAGTTGCACCATCTGGAATCTCTAGCTTATACGTACCGCCAGAAACTACTTCCATATTTACCTTCTTACCATTTACTTCTCCTTCTCCCATGATAGGAGAGTGAGATATACGAAGACGTGCAAGAGTGCTTGTCTGTCTCTTGTCTGCCACCCCTTCGTTAGCTATTCCCATAGCTTTAGCCATAGCGGAATAGTTATTCGTATTGATTGTGGATAACTCCATTTGTTTTACTCCTTCTATTTTTAAAAAGTTTTATAGTTATATCAAATAACATCTTTTGTGTCAAGCCAGTTATTACCTATTTTTGACTCTAATAATAGAGGCACGTTAAAATCTATGCCCCAACGTAGAGCAATCAAATCGGGTAACTCTTTATTGGCTACTTTAATAACATCAAGAACTTTACTTTCTTCTTGCGGATGAACATCAATAACTATACTATCGTGTACTGAATTTACCACACATGATTGCATGCCGTCAAGTAATTTATCTATATGTAATAAACATACAGGAACTATATCAGCGGTAGCAAAGGATTGTACAGGATAATTCTTTATCTGTGTAAAATGTGTGACTGTCCCATTACCACGTCTTGTAACATCAGGAAAAGAAAACTCTCTGCCTGATGGTGTCTTAATCTTTTGAGTATTCACAGCTTCTTTAGCCAATCTGGTGTGCCATAGCTTGATGCCTTGGTACTTTTCTGTGAAGTGTTCATAGTATTTAGCTTGCGCTCTAGTTCTTCCAAATCCTGTTGCTCCATATAGCGGAGCAAACGTATGAGCTTTAGCATCCTGCCTACTCGTAGGCTCACCTGCATCACTAATAACTTTGGCAGTGTAACTATGAACATCAAAGCCTGTCTTAACTTCTTCAATTGCAACTCCATCTTGTGATAAAAATGCAGCAGTACGAAACTCTAGCTGTGCCATGTCAGCTTCAAGTATCTTACCACCATCGAAACGAGACACGAACACCCTCTTTACAGGAAACGTACCCCCACGTGGCATGTTCTGCATGTTAGGTTCTGCCCCACTTAATCTACCAGTAGCGGTATTCTGTTGTACTAAACGCACATGCAACATACCATCTGGTTTTATATGATTAGCTATACCCTCTATGAAGGAAGATATATAGGTGTCTACAGCACTCAACCGTCTTACTTTAGATAAGAAGTCTACTGCAACTGTCAACCCTCTTGACTTGGCTACTGATTCTAAAAAGGTCAGGTTGTCCTTAGATGTAGAGAAGCCATTGGCACTTGCCCACTTAGGATTAGGTGGTTTAAACTTTAACCCTGCCACATCTTGTAGATTAATAAGATTAAAACCAAGGCTATTACATGTTTTACAACCGTTGTCTCTAGCATAAGGTGTTCCATCTTTCTTTACCTTTCTTACCTTTCCAAAGCCTTTGCAATCCTTGCATTGCTCTGCTTTTGTTTTGTATAATCTTTCTGTACCATAATCAATGGCACTTCTAAAGTCATCATCATTCATATAAGGGTTAATAGCGTTAGCCCAATACTGTTTATCTATAACTTTACGGCTAAAGATAACAGAAGACAACTGCTCTGGGCTATTTAAGTTTATAGGTGTATCACCCATTAATCTCTCTATGTGTTCTTGTAGACTAGAGACTAGCTCATCTCTCTCTTGTTCGTATTCTTTTCTAACATCGTCTAAAGCTGTCTTGTCAACTTTGAAACCTCGTTGATATATACGAGAGAGACAAACACATATCTCATTTGTTAAATCTACTGTCCTCAATAGACCTGCATCTTCTTTTGTATGTAGCCTAGTATATAACTTGTCTGCTAATTGTTGTGTGGCATGTAAGTCAGCAGATAGATACTCAGACAATGTAGCATGGTTCATGTTGTATGTTGTACCACCTTTAGCAAGGTGTTCTTTTAAACTATCTTGCTTTTTTGTAGCACACTCATATCTTTCTGTACACTTCTCAAGTGAGAGAGAAGCATTTTTTAAACCACGTTGTAGTACATACTCAACTAACATGGTATCAAATACAGGACCTGTGTATTTAAATCCTGATTCCCATAGCCATAGTAAGTCATGCGAGGCATTGTGCATAATAAGAACTGTGGCTTTATCTAACCACTCTTGTACTACAGTATGACCAAAGTCATCTGCTTCTACTTCTGCATGGTCAAAAGTAATACATCTTTCTAAACCTGTATCTGTTAACATACCCACCATGGTTAGTGAGTTGTCTGGTTCAAAGGGGTCTAGGTATAACTTACCATCTCTCTTTTGCCCTACGTTTTCTACATCAAGTGTTAGTTTCATCCTTCATACCTCGCTGTCAAATAATCTAAATTAACATTTACAATTCCATGCCAACCGTTTAACTTATTCTTAACAATATTAAGATGTCTTAGTGGACTATCCTGTTGCTCACCCTCAATCTCTGTATTAGTCTTACCAATCAATATCATTAAATCAGCTTCGGCTGCTTTACCTGTACGTGAACCTTCCATCATGGATTGATTAAGTCTCTGTCTACCTTCTGCTTCGGCATTTAACTGTGACATATAGAACACAGCACAATTATATGTCTTAGCAATCTGTCTAGCGTAGATAGCACAAGCCTTTAGTGCTTCATCTGGTCTAGCAAATGACCCAGATGTACCAAACTTATCGCCCATGTCAAGCACTAGTATGTCAGGCTTGTATGCTTTACATACTGACTCTACCCATGCCATGTCACGTCCACTTGCTTCTTTAATCCTGATGTTCTTTTCAACTGGTTCATAAAGAGAACGAGCTTTAGCCATATTATTTTTAATCTCACGAGGAGACATTCCTGATGCGGCAGTTAAGTACCTAGCACCTACACGGTGTGTCTCTTCTTCGTTACATAAGATAATACAGTTTGCTCCCTGATGGGCAAAGCCATTAGGTGATGCTATCAAACTAGCATGAAAAGAAGTCTTACCTGTGTTTGGTCTAGCACCAACTTCAATAAGATGACCGCCACTTACTCCCTCTAGCTTACGTACTAAAGGAGATATGTTAAAAGTCCACTTAGCTTCTAAGTCTGCTTTAGCCATGAGTGTTTCAATGCTGATGTCATCCCACTCAATATTCATGTTAGGTATAAAGTCATCACCATACTTTTCTAATACATCACGTAGCCTTTGCAACGTGTCTCCATCACCGTTAATCATATCAAATCCTAGATTTGCAACGATGTCACCAACGACTTGTTGAAATAGCTTAGACAGTATCTCTTGTGATACATCTGAACCTAGCGGTGTCTCTTTCTTTATCTGCAGAAACAGAGAGTTGTAACCCTGCTTCTGTGCAGTAGTGAGTGTAGGATTATTAGATAGAAACATAGCTTGTACCTCATCTGGTAACAAAGTCCTGTTGTATCTATCCATAGCTACATCAATTGCTTGTTTAATTTTACGCACGTCTTGGCTGAACAAGCGGTCAGGACATTTAGAACCACGATGGTCATCGTAGAAACCTTTGTCCATAAGACTGCGTACTAAAGATAACTCCATTCTTATACTCCTATGTTGGTCAGGTTGTTGATGTCTTCAGGGTTACGATATTTTATATCATCTGTCAAGCGCAAGACACGGACTTCATTTACATGCCCACGCAACTCCTTTGCTATACTTAAAGTCTTTGGCAATGCATCAGGGTCTAGTGCGATGACTGCCGTTGAGAACTGTGTAAGAAACACCCGATGAGTTGAAAGGAGAGAAGTACCCATCAAAGCGACCCCGACAAAATTACCTAGTGAACCAACAACACTAGCACTCACACAGTCCTCAACAACTACTGCGACTTTACCACACCCATAGGTAAAAGGCAAGCCACTATTGCTATATTTTTTCCACTTAGGTAGTCGTCTTCCAAGAGAGCGACCAGTTGCATCTACTATCTTGTTCTCATACCTAACAGGAAAAACAATTCTTTCTTCTTTTACATCATACAAAACCTCGTGACGAAGAGACATCAAGCTCCACTTGTGTAGATACTCTAAGACTTCTCTCTTGTCATTTACTCTTACAATATATTCAGGTAAGGTAAATTCTAGTTTGTCTGTTGTTTCTTTAGCACCATAAAATTGTTCACGGATATCGTCTGCTGATAGGTGTACACGTTTACCACCAGAGGCATTACAAGATGCCTTGTAACAATTCCACACAAGACTGCCCATGTTATTGGTTACAGTAAAGGTTTTGTACCCCTTACATACTGGACAATCCATTCTCTTTGTGCTTCCTGCACTTAAATGTAAGTCACTTATAATGTTATATATATTATTCATGTATATATCACCTTTCTTGTGGCAGTTAACTGCTTGTACCACGGGATTTACGTGCGGTCAAGGCATAATTTGCACTCTCGTAAGTATTTTTCATGTATGGTTTGACTGACTGTGGGTTACTGTGTCCTGTAACCGACATGATTTGTGCCATACCGACACCTGCCTCTACCATTTGTGTTGTTCCTGTCCTTCGTAAGTCCATTAGTCGTAACTCATCAGACAGCCCTGCCTCTCGCATAACAACACGTGCAGCTTTTCCTAGCCTGTCTATGCTATAAGGTTGATACTCGCCCTGTACAGGCTTGATTCGTGGAGCAACGTACTGTTGAAAACCAAAGTCTTCCTGTTGTTGTATCAACATAGAGTGTAGGTCATCTTCGATAGGCAAAGTTACCTCTGCCCTACGCTTTGACTGCTCCAAATATAGCTTTTTGTCAGGTAAATCTACGTTATCCCACGTCAATAGTCTCATGTCACCTAGACGCTGACACCATTCGTATGCCATATGTACAATTAGCCCAAGACTTCGCCACTCAAACCTAGAGTAAGCGGTGTCAAGAAACTGACGTACATCATCTTCCGACCATACAACCTTACGTTGTATCGGTGTCTTACGTCTGACTGATGAAAACGGATTGACTGTCGCATACTCCATGTCTATCGCATAGCGATACACAATAGATGACACAGTACAGATGTGGTTGGCGAAGCTGATACCTCGCTCAACCCACTCTTCATATGCGTGTTTAGCTTCCTTGCTTGTAAGTTTATCAAACTTGATGTCACCAAATTTGTCTGTCATCACACCCAAGAAGTACTTATAATCTGCCTTAGACTTGTCTCGTAAGAGACTGAAATCATTAGAAGAATAGTACCTTTCAACTAATTGTTTGACTGTCTTCATTGTCTTCTGCGTCCTCTCGTATGTGTTCATCCGCATATTTATTTAGATACTTTTCTACAAAATCAGCAATACCATTACTGTGAAAATGCTTTTTATAATTGCGTTTTCTAGGTGACCATCTACCTGTAGTCCAGTAATACATGTATGGTCTGTCTGCTTTACTATATACAACTATAAGACTAGCAGACAACTCCACTTCATACTCTATGTTATTGCTGTCGAGATAATCACAGGCAAACTCTAGGCTTTCATTTGTATCTTTGCGAAAGACAGGCTCACCTTTTGAGTTTGTCCTTACGTATTCCCACTTATGTTCGCTCATGCTACCAACAACTCCTTGAACTGCTTGCTGTCAATCCACTTGGACACCTCTTGCTCACGAGCAAACATCGACACCGCTTTCGTATCGTAACCTGTGTTGCGTAGCTTGAAGCCATTGCGCTCATCTGCATAGCTTGCATAGTTAGTGAACGCAGAGTATAAAGCCCATGCGTTGTGTCCTCTTACACTTGCTTCCTCTGCATACAGTCCTAGCATCTTGTCACCTGTCTTCTCAGACTTTAAGAGTGAGTGTAACATATCTCTAACATTATTATACTCAAGAGATTTGTTTGCCCAACTCTGTAAGGTAGCAGACTGTGAGTAGAAGTCCTGCTTGCTACGCTCTAACTGTGTAATGAACCTATCAAGGCTAAAGCCACTTGTATTCTTGCGTCTTACCTTGTCATGCTCACCACGTATCTGCCCATTAGTGCAAAAGAAATCAATCGCACCGAACAGAACTGTGTTAGAACACGTGCCATCCACACCATGCAGAGCAATGATACGTTGTGCTATCTCTGTCTGGTGCTTGTCGGTGTGTATTTTAGCCGTCACATTGGGCAACACCATGTCCATCATAGCCCACCCATTGTGATGTGCATCTCTCCACCTGACTTTCGCACCTTCGTACTCATCATCTGTCAAGTGATTCGTAACGGCATTGCTTACATCACGGAAGAAATCTCCATGTGATGCACAGTTAAAGTCTTTACCAACTACGGCAATGTACTTGCCTGTGTTCGCA